TTTCCAATATTATACGGAGCTGGCATATAAACTTGAACAGCTTTTCCAGAAGACCTTACTCCTTGGAAAGTTTGAACCGTTGATACTTTTCTAGATGAATCATATTGAATACTAGTCATTTCAAATGACATTCTTGGCAAAGTTATTGCAACTCTTTTTCTCAAATCTGGTTTTTCTTCTAGTCTAGCTAAAAACTTTTGAATTGGTCCATATGCTATAGGCACTTTGATCAAACTAATGTCATCACCAACATCATCCTGGTGACGTATTTGAATATCATTAAATAAAGTCCCAAATGCGATTATTGTTCTTTTTATTATCTCGTGATAATGATATTTTCCAAACATTTTAATTAATACCTTTGTTTAATATTTAGAAATCACCAAATGGATTCTTTTCTGAAAAATCTAAAATATCATCTGCCTCTTCTTGGATAGTTATATTTTCTGCATATGGATCATGAATATTATCTGTAGTTATTGATAATACTTTGTAAGTTGCTCCTATTCCAATTATTTCTTCTCCTAGAGCAAAATTTCCACTAATAATTGAAACTTTAAGAGTCCTAGTATCATAATCCCATCCCTTAACATAAGCATTAGTTCCAGTACTAGATCCTCTGACAACTTCATTATATTCATAATCTCCTGTTGCAATTCCTATTGGAGATGAAATTTGTATAATGGGAGTTGTACCATATCCAACTCCAGCATTTGTATATCTTATTGCTGTAATTATTCCCGTTGTAGTTAATACTGCCTCTGCTTTGGCAACGTCTGAAGGTTGATAACCAAAAGGTATTGGGGGAGCAATGCTAATAGTTGGAACTGTTGAATAACCAACACCTCCAGAAGTAATTTGTACTGGACCAAGTGATCCAGAGCTTATTATTGCTGTTGCTATTCCTCCAGTACCATAATTACTATTGGATTTTATTGTAATAACTGGTGGTATTGTATATCCAATTCCAGGATTTGTTATTAGAATTTTGCTTATAGAACCTCTATCTAGGATAGCAACTGCTTGTGCAGTGACTCCAGAACCAACTGGACTTGCAATAATAACTCTTGGAGCAGACTTGTATCCAGATCCACCATTCAATATATCAATTTGAGAAACTGATTTCCCAAAAGTAGGAGATATGAGACTTGATGCTAAAACAGTTGTTGCGGTAGCATTGGCAGCTAAATCTGTCACCATTCTTATTGTTGTTATATAACCAAAATCTTTGACATTTTTATCAACATCGTCTAAAACCAGTATCAATAATTTCATCTTCGTACTCAAACAATTCGCACCTTAATTCATAAGTATAAAGATTATTCAATTGATAAAATGGAGTTTTTACCTCAACATATTTGATTTCAAACAGAGCATTATCTAATGGTAAATAAATTAAATCACCTTCTTGTGGTCTTGTTGGGACCTTAATATCATTAGAAAATAAATTTAGTTTGGGAGTGATGAAGTCTTCATATCTCTCCTTTGAGATGATAAAAGTAATCTCATCAGTACTTCTTACTCCAAATTTTGAAAGAATATCCCCATTCCCACCAAAACCATTAAATGTGGAAATATATGCTTCGATTCTAAAGCTATCATCAAATTTAGAAACAATAATTTCTTTAATTATCTTTTTTTCATTGATAATCTTTCTGGGCATGTATAAAACGTCTTGCCCATAAATTGATAATTGCTCATTGATTAGATCTTGAACTAATCTTTGTTCACTTGGTGAACCTTGTAAAAAATAGGGATTTAATGGAGTCATATCAACCAATCATGTCTAGTGGTGGCATTTCATATTCTGATTTTAAGTTTTTGTTCTATATCTTCTAATTCTCTAATTGCATCTTCATACAATTGTCTTCCATTTAATGAAATTCCACCTGGCAATTGAACCCCATTAAACTTAATCATATTTTGTCCCCATTGCCTTTTGATGAGTGCAGTAAGATATCTTTTTAACCAAAAATCATTATAAATTTTTGGAAAGTCTGCCGGATTGACAATTCTGTAGCAATCCAAAACTATCCATGTATCTGCGTCTACTTGTTTCCAATCAATGTCAAGATATAAACGATGTTGCTTTTTATTAAATCTTAATTGGACATCTGGGGTTAAAATTCTACTAATGTCTTCTAGGTGAGTTTTAACCATTGCATAGTTCAAAAGATCTAATGCACCATAGTAATACAAATCATTTAAGAAAATTTGATATTTAATATTAAATAAACCACTAGAAATAGTGCTTGAATCTACTTTAAATACACTATTAACACCAATAATAGTATCTGGTAGTTTTAAAAAATTTGTTGCCTCTTCCCAGGACACTGTAGAAATTCCAACAGAAGATGATGCAGTAGTTGTTTCTTTACCAGAACGTAATATATCCTTTTCTCCTGGTTGCAATTGATGCTTTAAAAATACTCTTTCAATACCATCGAAATGTCTCTCATGAAAGTATTGAATAGCATCATCCATCAAGTTATCAATCTGATCATCATCTACGTTTATTTCTAAAACTGGCTTTCCTAATTGTTTTAAGCAATACTCTTTTAGTTCTGCCCTAGATGATGGTTGTGCCATTTACTTTCCATAATCCTACTTACAAATTATTTATATTCTAGTGTAAATCCTGAATATGAAAGACCATCAAATTTAGTCTCAACTTCACTTGTGTATGGATTATAAATTATTCTTCTTTCTGCATCTCTCATATTATAAACCCCTGTCCAATAAGCAGTTGTGGTATCATCTGGACTTGGATTAATGTATTCTGCACTAGACACAACTACACTTCCTTGAGTTTTTAACCATTGCTTCAATCTTCTTGATGTCGTAGTTAAATTTAATCCAACATACAAAGCGATAACACCACAGGCAACAGGGGCAGCAGCACTTGTTCCATTAAACCAACAATCATAAAAACCAGTATCATCATATCTTATAAAATCAGTATATGAAAAGACTCCATTAGATCCTGCTGCTAATGTTTCATCTGCAGGAGCCCAAACATCAATTCCTGGACCATTATTTGAATAACTTGCTTTTCTTTCGGAGGTGATTCCAGACCCTGCATCTCCAACCCAATCATCCATTGCACCAACACAGACTACTGGATGAAAATCTGTAGCAGAATCAAATCCCATTCCTTGGGGAACCATCCAATCTCTATGATTGGATGGTGTTAAAATGCCACCAAACTCTGCTCTTGGATCGCCAGCTCCAAAATAATTATCCGAAAGATAATTTAATCTATCAGGATCAGTTGCACCAATTCCAAGTCTCTGATTATTATTACCAGCAGCAGAAACATAAAGAACTCCCGCATTCATCATTTCTGAAGCAGCATCACTTGTCGCATTGCTTCTAGAAGAGGATGACCAAGATTTGTACGCTCCACTTACTTGGTTGCTTAATCCTACTGCCATTGCTGTCACTTGATCTGTAATAGAACCATTAGCTGTAAATGTTCCCGTAGATCCTCTAAATCTGTAATTTACTGTATTTCCAAAACCAAATCCAGCTTGATATCCCCAACTACCATTTACGAGAGTTGGATTCTTTACTCCAGTAATTGGATTAATTGGTTTATACTGATGAAATAATTTTATACAATCAAAATTTTGTTCAGGAGTTGTTCCCATACCACTAGGATTTCCAATTCCAGACATGTTCCATATATTTGCTTCAAATGCAAGACCAAAGGTTTTTCCTGCAACTAAGGAAGCACAAGCAGTTCCATGCCCACTTGTGAAACTATTTGATCCATTTAAATTATCATTACCAATTGCTCTAGTTCTGGTATATCCGGACCCTATAGATATCGTTCCAATAGAACTAAAAGAAGCAGATCTAGCAGCAGAGTTAGACCACCATGATCTTGCAGATGCCTCAGTAATACCAATTGATCCATCTGCTCTAACTACTGTTAATTCATTTTGGATGAAATATTGTGGGTCAATGTAAAAAGGGCCATCCAAAATAATATCTCTAACTCTAGATTGTCCATTCTCATCCAAAAATTCTGGATGGTATGCAAGAACACCAGAATCATGAATAACTACATCAACATGTTTGCCATTGGTACTAAAATTTACATTTCCAAGTTTATATTGTTGTGATTCTCCACCTACATCATCAGTTCCCCAAAATTCTGAATTTTGTTTAATTCCCGTCCTGACAAGTTGCCATCCAGTTCTATTTAATTCTGCAGAAGTTGGAGATGCTGGTGGTCACTTGACCATTAACTAAGTCTCTATAAACTTTAACTTGGGATTCAAACCTCTGTCCATACAATGATGGTTGTGGGTATTCATCTGGATATTCGGTTGGATCTAATTCAACCCAAGAGATATATGGGTGATTTTTGAGGGACTCTGCTTCAGAACCATGAAGTATAAATGTTCCTCTTGTATCACTATGATTTTTTTCGTTCAGAACAAGATACAATTCTATTTGGTATACATTCGCAATTGCTTTCACTACATAACAAATTATGTACTTCATCCCAATATTGAGCATCGGTTACTTTTATTTGATACTTTTTGAGAGTCATATTATGGTACTGAAATTGTATTTAGATTTCCGGAATTATCTACTATTAATCTATATGTTGTCCCATTGGGTGATGTTAAAATTAATCCAGAGGAAGTATCTACTCCAACGTAAGCATCTCCACCAACAGTTAAATCTGTGCTGATAGCAACTGTCACTGCATTTATGTTAAGATTATTTGGAGAATCAATTGTTGGTGTTCCAGTAGAAGAAGTGCTTTCAAATCTGGTAGCAGTAACTATCCCACTAATTAGCACATTTCCTTGTACAGTTAGAGCACTTGTTGGGATTGTTGTACCTATTCCAACATTTTTTGACGTATTAATTCCAGAAGAAGTGACTGCCCAAGTTCCACTAGTACCTACGGGGGAACTTTGACCAGAAGTTGTCTCGGGTTTAGCAGTAAATACAAAATTTGTATTTAACTCAGTTGTCTTACAATATATTGATTGATTGTCATACAATCTTATATCTGTTTTTTCAAAAGTTTCAAATGGTTTAATTGTATGTTCATAATCAATATAATTGGTAGAAACTCCAACTGAAAGACGTATTCTTACTGGAAATGGATTTCTATTGCAAGCAAATATATTCCCAAGATATTCATTACTAGAAGTTCCTGCATCATACAAAGTATCTACAGTAGTTTTTGTAGAATTTAATGATCCCAAAAATCCACCAAAAGTATAATTACTCTCTTTTCCTAATAGTGTAAAAGTTACATCTTGATTTTCAGAATTTACAACTAAACTTTCCCCATTTGCAAAGTAGATGTTTTCGGATTCAAATGACTCTCCAGGACACAATTCTTTTTTATATGCAATAAAACCACTATAATTAAAATCATCTACTGATGAAGTAGATAACCCAATATTAAATTTTATTGGAAATGAATGTTGATTTACAACATAAACTCTCCCTTCCACAAGAGTTGATCCCGGTGATGTATAGAGAGAATAATTAGTTCCCGTTGATGATGGTTTAAGTGAAGCTAGAGATCCAAAAGCCATCTATATTTCCTAAATACCTTTTAATAAAATTATTTATATGTTATAATAAAAAGAAAACTATATGATAATATTAACTGGATCGAGAGGATTTATTGGAAAAAAATTTACTTCAAAACTTAGCGAAAAAATCGTAGAAGTAGAGCAAGGAAATGCCTTCAAGTTTATAAGTGGATTTGATAAATGGGACCAAGTTTCTCTTATTATTCATCCAAGGAGCAATCTCATCTACCGTAGAGAAAAACATAAGGACATTGCATCACAATAATGTTGCATTCACTTTATTCTTACTAGAAAAGGCAATTGAATATCAAATTCCAGTAAAATACGCATCCTCGGCATCTGTATATGGAAATCAAACAAAAAAATTAAAAGTTATCAATCCATTAAACTATTATGCAATTACGAAATTACAGATAGATTATTTTGTTTTAGATAACTTAGAAAAATTTAAATCTATTCAAGGATTTAGATATTTCAATGTGTATGGAGA